GATTATTGGAAAGAAAAAGGATGCAAAAGAATTTGACCAGTTCAAAGATAAGTTTGTTACTGGGGCTTCAGAGCATATTAGTAAGAAAAAGGCAGAAGCACTATGGCATGATTTTGAAGCGCATGCTGGTTATTCTTTCAACCGTTCCCATGCTGTTGCTTACTCTATGCTTAGTTATTATACTGCTTGGCTTAAGTCCTATTATCCTCTTGAGTTTATGTTTTCAATTCTTAAAAACGAAAACGATAAAGATGCTAGAACAGAATACTTAATTGAGTCTAAAAGACTAGGACTAAAGGTATTGCTTCCTCACATTAATGAGTCAGACTTATATTTCTCATTGCAGAAAGATGCTATTCGTTTTGGGCTAACCGACATTAAATTTATATCAGACAATATCGCAAATAAAATTATTGATCATAGGCCATACAAAGACTACCACCATTTTGTATCTACTGCTTCTTCTAAGGGAAGCGGAATAAATAGTAGAGCGATAAGCTCTTTGAATGCAATTGGTGCAGCGGCATTTAAAGATAACCTTAGAGATGGAAACGAAAAAGATAATTACTATGAATATCTAGGTATACCTACATTTAACCTAGAAGGCATTCCTCCTAGAGTTAAGGCACAAGCAAGACCTATTGAGGAGTTTGACGACCTAGGATCCTTTGTTATGTTTGGAATGGTTAAAGGAATTAAGCGTGGTTCTGGATGGGCCAGAGTTGAGCTTGTTGATGAAACAGGTTCTATTGGATTATTCCATAATGAGCAGACCCAAATTGAAGTAGGGCAAATGTATTTTATTCTGGTTGGAGATAATAGAATTGCTAGATACATTAAGGTATCAGAAATCGATCCGTCTTCAAATGATATGTTTGTTGACTATCTTTATAGAAAAGAATATGATTTAGCAGAAGATGAATACATTGTTGTTAACTTTACCCCATATACAACAAAAGCTGGAAAGACAATGAGCCACATAGTTTTGTCTGATAAAAACAAAGTTCTTACTAGAGCGATTGCTTTTCCGACAATGTATAAGATGACCCTCGCTAAAATGCGTGAAGGAATGAAATGTAAAGTTGTTCTGTCAAAATTAGATGATGGAACTTTAAACGTAAAGGAAATAAAATGACAGAAGCCAAGATTGAAGATGTTTATGCTCAGCTAAACATTGCAAGGATACTTGTCGCAGCACTTGAAACGCTAGGAGAAATTTCAGTTCCAGTAATGAAAATTGTTGACGCACAAAATGAAGATAAAGAAGTGCAGGTAGATTATGATGAGTCTAATCAAACATTTACATTTAAATTAAAAATAAAAGACTAATAGGGTTCCAAAACCTTTATTTTAATGCTATACTAGTAGAGAGAAGAAAGATTATAAATGACTATTTCATTAGAAGACATAATGGCAAAGCTAGATCCAAAAACCCGTGCAAGAGTTCAGTCAGCACAAAATGTTCAGGTTCATAAACAACTAACACCTAGCATAGGATTAAATGTAGCTCTTAAGGGTGGCTTAGGTTATGGAAGGCAAGTACTTGTTTGGGGCAATAAGTCTGCTGGAAAATCATCTTTCTGTTTACAGATGATAGCGTTAGCCCAACAAGAAGGAAAAACATGTGCTTGGATTGATGCTGAGGCATCTTATGATCAAAAATGGGCAGAGCAGCTTGGAGTAGATTCATCTTCTCTTATTTACTCTCAGGCTAAAACAGTTAATGATATGGTTGATGTTGGCGTAAAGTTAATGGAGGCTGGAGTAGATGTAATTGTTGTTGATTCCATATCTGCACTACTTCCAGGAATTTACTTTGAAAAAGATGGAAATGAAATGAAAGATTTGCAAGACACAAAGCAAATCGGAGCAGAAGCAAAGGATATGACTCATGCAGTCAAAATGTTAAACTATGCAAATAAAAACACACTACTGGTTCTCATCTCACAGCAAAGAAATCAATTTGGATCTATGCATGCCTCCCACATTCCGACAGGAGGAATGGCAGTTAAGTTCTTTTCTTCCACAGTCATTAAGCTATGGTCTTCGGAAGCTGAAGCTAATGCTATTAAAGCTGGTGTTGCGGTTGGTGACAAGATCATTGAACAAAGAGTTGGCAGGCCAGTCAATTGGATTATTGATTACAACAAGCTCGGCCCCCCTAATCTTTCGGGACAATACGACTTCTATTACCAAGGAGAATCTTTAGGGGTTGATCGTATTGGTGAGACATTAGATGTTGCAGAGATGTACGGATTAATTGAAAAAGGCGGAGCCTGGTATACCATTAACGGTGAACGTTTTCAAGGTAGAGCAAAGGCTGTAGCTTACCTAAGAGAAAATCCAGAGGTTGCTGGAACTTTAATTGGACAAATAAATGCCAAATCTTAATGAGTTTTTTTCTAGACCAGAGATTGTTAATAAAAAAAGCTTAGAGTCAATACATGGATCCAAGCCTTGCTTTAAATGTGAAAAAAATGCTGAAGAAGCTTTTTGGGACGCAGAAACAATGATCCTTGCTTGGGAATGCCCAGACGGACACTCAAATGAAGTAAGGGTTGGATAATGTCTGAAAGATCAGAAGTTAAAAGAGACGGTGCTAAAGCGCAAAAAAATTCTGGTAGAGGTGACTACCAGAAAGGTGATGCACAATGGAAACAGTTTTTAGTTGATTACAAGGAGGCATCCAGATCATTTACTTTAAATAAAGAAGTGTGGTCGAAGATATGCACCGACACATTTAAGGTAAACAGAGATATGCACCCAGCACTAAAAATAATAATTGGTCAAGACTCCAAGGTCAGACTTGGTATAATAGAATGGTCAGTGTTAGAAGAATTAATTAGGTTCAAAGAGGACAATGCATGAAAAAATACGAAGTTATTCCACAGGTATACGTTTTTAAAGATTTGTTTTCAGACGAAGATCTTTCTAAATTGATGCAGGCGATAGAAAACACAAAAAATGTCGTAGATAATGATAACAAGATTACCCCTATTGAGTCTATGCTCTACAATGTTCATGGAGATGCAACCAATGTTTTAGATCCAGAAAGCCCAATAGATCCATGGGTTACATGGTATACGTTTGGTGAAAAGTCCTCGTTTGCAAACAAACCCACCCCAGACAATATAAATAACGAATACAATAAATTTCTTTATGAATTCAAAGAGAAGCTATTTTCTAAGATAGAAGAATGCTTTGAAGAGTATAAAAAAGACTGGATCGGCTCAGGTTCATGGCCAGTATACGTTGATGATTGGTCACTAGGTGGACGACTTAACTACGGGAAAATTGAAATATTACAGCATTACTACACTCCAGAACAAAAGTTTTCAATAACATTTCATACCGATTCCCATGAGCATAGGGAACAGGAGCCAGGAGATAAGCACGTTGCTACTGTGACTTTTTATGTTAATGATGACTACGAAGGCGGAGAGATAGAGTTTTTAAATGAAAATGATAAAAGCTTGGTAACATACAAGCCTAAAAAAGGAGACCTAACTATTTTTCCATCTGGATTGCCATTTTGGCATTCTGCAAAATCTGTAATATCTGGTAAAAGAAAACTTTTTCTCAGGCTTTTTATTTTATGGTCACACGACGGTTCTAATGAGTGGAAGCAAGGACTTGAAATATATGGCGAAGAAAAATGGAAAGAAATGAGCAGAGAAAAAATACAGGATCAGATATCTAATGGAGAAATGGATAGGCAAGTTTTATATAGCCATGAGATACCACAAGATTTAAGTTATGGAATTTCTATTATTGTAGAAGAAGACAAAAGGACATACGTTGACGGGAGAGAAATGTGAACAAGCCAGAAGATAAAAATACGTTGCATCTTATAAGTGATATAACTGAGTTTAACGACCTGCATGATTTTATGCAAGATGAGCACTTAGATAAAGCACTTGCAATAGTAGTAAAGTTATTGATGAATCCAGATGTTCCATCTGCAAAAGCCCCACATTTAATTATGGAGCTACAGGCTATGTCAACTAAATTTGCCGTACTTGCTTCCGTATATTCAACTATTGCTAAAGATAAAGCTGGGACAGCTAATAATAACAAAAAGAATATTTACTATTCAGTAAAGGAGTCCATAGACAAACTTGTAGATGCACTTAAGTATGTCGTTAGGTATAATTCATAAATGGCTAGAGATATTGTAAAGAACCTTAAATTTAAAAAACATATTGGAAACTTCTTTGACCCAGAAAAGTTTGCACAACTTCTAGATGAATCTTATAGAAATACTAAAAGGCCAGATGGTGATACCACTAAAAAGTCATTTAGCCCAAGCTCTCTTGGCTACGGCCATGGAACCTGCCCAAGGTATTGGTATATGGCATTTACTGGTGCAGTTTTTATCGACGATAATGATGCAGTTGCCGTTGCCAATATGGCTCAGGGTACACAGGCTCATGAAAGATTACAAAATCTTATTAAGACTATGCCTGAGTGGAGGGCGGAAGAAGAAGAAATTGTTAATGAATACCCACCCATTCGTGGCTTTATAGATTTAATTATGGAATATGACGGCGAGATGGTCATTGGGGAAATTAAAACTGCTAAGCAAGAGGTGTGGGATACAAGGCAAGCAGAAATGAAGTCTTCTCCAAACCACATGCTGCAGCTACTTACATACATGAAGCTTAAAAATGCTAAAGAAGGATTCTTCCTGTATGAAAACAAAAATACCCAAGAGGTTTTAATTATTCCAATTTCTATGAATGAAAAAAATAAAGCCATAATAGAAGATGCTTTTAGGTGGATGGAAAAGGTTTGGGACAACTTCAAAGAAGGAGGCCTACCAGTTAGACCAGAAGGCGCAACAAAATATAAACTGCCATGCACTTACTGCCCAGTCAAAAAAGAATGTTGGTCTAAAGGCTCTGATCCTGGAACAGTAGAGATCGAGCTAATGAAGGTTTCAAAATAATGATATGTTTAAATTCAGAATGTAAAAAAGATTTTGTGTCTAAAACGCATAATCAAAAATACTGCTCAGATGAATGCTGTAGAGTTTCAACAAATAAGCGAATAATGGAAAAGTACTACGAAAAAAAAGCAATAAAAAATGGAGCTCCTAGAAAATGCAAAGGGTGCAGCAGTTTTTTAAGTAGGTATAATGATCAGCCATACTGCGCTAAATGCATAAAGTCTAAAAGCTCAAAGTTTAAAAAAGATCTTATGGGTATAATAGATGACATTGGCTAGTCTTGTAAAGACAAAGGCAAGCAGAGTTCTTGGCATAGATGCCTCTACAAACTCTGTAGCATTTTGTTTAATGGAAAATGATATTCCACTTAAGTGGGGTAAGTTTAATATTGTTGGAAACGACATTTACCAAAAGATATATGACGCTAAAGTGAAGACTTCAGCCATGCTAGACGAGCTTAAAGCAGACTATATAGTGGTAGAAGGTGCAGTACTTGTTAGATCAGCAGATGCTGTAATTAAGCTTTCATATGTTTATGGTGTAGTTATTGCAGAGCTAATGTCTACTGGCGCTGAAGTTATAACAATATCTCCAAGTGCTTGGCAGTCTTATATAGGCAATAAAAATCCCACTAAAGAAGAAAAGGCGGGGATAAGAATAAAAAACCCAGGCTACGCAGACTCTTGGTATAAAAATCAGCTGAGGAATATGAGAAAGCAAAGAACAGCAGACTATTTTAATAAAAAATATTCAATTTCTCTAGATGATTTTGATGTTGCAGATGCATTTGGGATTGCACATTATTCAAATCAGGTACTAACAAAGAGATGAAGTTATATCAAAATAAAGACTGGCTATACAATAGATATGTTGTACAGAAAAAAACAATAGTAGAAATAGCCACAGAGTGCTCTGTGTCGCACATGACTATACAGAGATATATAGATAAGTTTAAGCTAAAGATCAGACGCTGATTGACTTTTTAGTTGACTAGAAGTATAATTATTTTATGAGCGAAATAGAGCCAGCAGTACAATTCGACAAAATGAATAGAGTAGTTTCTGAGCTATTAAAAGGTAATTCTGCTACTCAAATATCATCTATCACTGGGCTTACCCGTAAAGAAGTTCTTGAGCATATCGATGAGTGGAAGTCTATTGTCCATAATGATACAAATGTCAGGGACAGGGCCAAAGAAGCTTTGCTTGGAGCAGATCAGCATTATGACATGTTAATCAAAGAAGCATGGAAAACGGTTGAGGATGCAGATACACAAGGGCAACTAAACGTTAAGTCTGGAACCCTTAAGCTTATTGCAGACATAGAGACAAAAAGAATTGCTATGCTTCAGTCAATCGGGGTTCTTGAAAATAATGAAATGGCATCTCAGATACTGGAAACAGAAAGAAAGCAGGAGATGCTTGTTGGCATACTCAAAGAAGTTACTTCAAGCTGCAACCACTGTAAAATAGAAGTAGCAAAAAGACTTTCTCAAATAACTGGAGTGGTCCAGTCTATTAACATAATTGAAGAGTCAGATGCCATTTGATTTTTCAGATTTTATAGAAATACTAGACGGAGAAGAATTTGAAGAGCGTCCAGTAGATCTTCAAACATTTGTTACAAGCCCAGACTACCTTGGTTTACCACCACTTTCAGAAAATCAATATACTTTAATAGCAAGAAGCTCTCAGATATATAAAGAATCTACATTGATTAAGCTGTATGGCGAAGATGTTGGCAAAAAAATGTTTAAACAAACTTGCGTAGAGGTAATTGCACAGCTCGGCAAAGGGTCTGGAAAAGATTATTCTTCAACAATAGCAGTAGCCTATATAGTTTACCTCTTACTATGCTTAAAAGACCCAGCAGCATATTATGGAAAGCCTCCAAGAGATGCAATAGATATACTAAATATTGCTATTAATGCCCAACAAGCCAACAATGTTTTCTTTAAAGGATTTAAAATGCGTATCGAGGTTTCGCCTTGGTTTGCTGGAAAATATACAGACAAAGCTTCTGAAATAAAATTTGATAAATCAATAACAGTTCATTCTGGACACTCAGAAAGAGAAGCCTGGGAAGGCTATAACGTTTTAGTTGTGATACTAGATGAAATTTCTGGATTTGCAACAGAGAACACAAGTGGTCACGACCAAGCTAAAACAGCAGACGCTATATATGATATGTATCGTGCTTCAGTAGACTCACGTTTCCCAGACTTCGGAAAGGTTATCCTGCTTTCATTCCCAAGATTTAAAAACGATCCAATACAAAAGTTTTATCAATCAGTTATTGCAGAAAAAGAAACAATTATTAGAACAGAGATACTAAAGCTAGACCAAGATCTTCCAGCAGGTACAGTCGGGAACGAGTTTGAAGTATCTTGGGAAGAAGACCATATTATTTCTTATGTTTACCCAAGAGTGTTTGCTTTAAAAAGGCCTACTTGGGAAGTAAACCCTACAAAAAAGATAACAGATTTTACTGTCGCTTTTCACAAAAATCCACAAGATGCACTAGGAAGATTTGCATGTATGCCAACTGACGCAGTTGATGCATTTTTTAAATCAAGAGACAAGATAGAAAAGGCGTTTAATAAAGCTCACCTAGCAGTAGACTCTTTTGGAAGACTAGAGGAGTGGTTTAAGCCAGAAGAAGGAAAAGATTATTTTATACATGTAGACTTAGCTCAAAAGCATGACCATTGTGCGGTTGCCATGGGCCACGTAAATAAATGGGTTGATATAAAAGTAACAGATACATATAATCAGCCAGCACCTATTGTAGAAATAGATGCTGTTAGATTTTGGACCCCCACGCCAGATAAGTCCGTAGAT